TTTCATCAGTTTTAGCACCTGCTGCCGCAGCACTAGCAAATTGCACCGTAAGACTATTGTGATAAAAAGCCTCTTCAAAGTGTTCAAAAGTTGTTTGAGTTGTTTCTTTTTTGTTTCCAAGCAATTCTAAGAGACCTGTAATACCTTGCTCTCCATATCGCTTAATTAGCCTTTCGTCAACGTCTCTTACATGAATACTATTCGTAGTAAGGGAGCTAACGTAGCTATCTGTTGTTGCTTCACGAGTTGCTGTTGGTTTTAACACCATCCCAGAAGCTAAACTTACTGTTGCCATTTTATTATTGTTTTAAAATTAATAATTGTTTAAATTAGTCCAGATGTTCGGTCTTTAGAAAGCTCACCTTCAATTTGGTCTAAAATAGATTTAGAACTTCTTTCGGTTGTTTTCTGTTGGGGAGTAAATGAAGGATTTTTAATATCCTTAATTATTTCCTCTCTACCTACACCTTTGTTTTGAGATGCTACACTCCTAACAATTCTATCAAAATTGTTAAGTATAAACATCTCCATATTTAGTTTTTCCATATCCCAATTTCCTGAGTTATCAGTATATCGGTTAAAAAAACCTTCAAGGTTTGAATTATTATTATAGAGACTATCTCTATCGTCATCATTTAACTGAAACGTAAATTCATTACCCTTGTCATCCAATTCAAATGCAATTCCTTCTAGTTGTTCAACTTCTTCATCTAGTTTATCAAGCCAATCTTCTCTTATATTACCCATTTCTTCTTGGGATAAATAATTTTCAGATGGCTTTTTAACAGACTCTTGTAGCTTTTTTAGCTCTTCTCGTGCTTTAGCTGCGTCTTTTTTTAAGTTTATATTACCTAAAGTAACATCATCTTCATTGTATTTTTCTGAATCAGTCTTATATGTACTTCTAAAATAAAGGTCTATTTCTTTATCAGATAAATTAGGATTATTCATTTTTAAATTTTCCCTCATTATTTGCTCATCAGAAACCTCATCATAATTAGTACCATAAGCTTTGTAAAAATCAGAAACATTTCTTCCTGTTTTAGAAACAAAATCATTAAGTCTTTGTAATTCTTCATTAGCAAATTCTTGTTTTTGATTGTTTTGCATTAAGGTAGAAACATCATCAAGTGAAGAATAGTTGGTGTTAAACTTCTCGTTAAAAGCACCTAACAAATCTTCATTTGTTAATTCATACTCATAATCATCAGATTCAGATTGATTATTATTTTCATTATTTAAAGAACTATTTTGCTCTACTTGTGGAGCTTGCTGTTCAACTTGTTGTTCAACTTGTTGTTCAACTTGTTGTTCAGATTGTTGTTCACTTTGTTCTTCAGCTTGGGGTTGTTGTGTTTGTTCTTGAGATTCATCAACTATTTTTACCCCTGTTGCTGCTGCAAAAGCATCTTCTATTCCAGCCATAATATTTATTTTTTTAAATTAAATTAAACTAAATGCAAATATAATGATTATTTTTTTAATATTTATATATTAGGTAACAAAGACTGTTGCTCTGGATTTTCTAAAGGTGCTTGTCTTTCTTTCCTTTGCTCTATCATTAAAGATTGATTATAATCACTTTTTTCATTTCTTTTATCTTTTCTATCTTCTTTTTCAGAATCTATTGATTGCTTTATTTGCAACTGCAACTGAAGTTGCTCCATCTTTCTTTGGTGTGCTGCTTGCTCTAGTTGTTCTTTTAACTGGTATTCTAGTTGCATTTTTTGAGCATCTGCTTGAGCCTGAACCGAAACTTTTGCTTGGTCTAGCTGTGCAGATATTTGAGCTTCTTCTTGTTTTGCTTTAGAAGCAACCATTGCAGATTGTTGCTGAACTTGTGCATTCATATCTGATTGTTGTTGAGATATTTTCATTTGTTCTTCTTGATATTTTTTTCTTCTAAAAACAAGCATTTGATTTGCTGCTTTAACATTTTTTATTGAACGAATCATTATAGCATCCTCTATTCTTAGTTCTTTTTGAGCTAAGGACACTTGTATGTTTTGTTCTAATAATGCTTTTTGTTCTTCATCTGGAGCAACATCTATAAATATTCCAAAATGATGTAAAGACAAATCTTTTGTTAACCTTATAGATTCTAATTTATTATTCCCTAAAGAACTAGCATAAATATCTAAAGATTTTTTATGGTCTAAAACATCTTGTAATCTTAAAGAAATATTTTCACCTGTTCTTTTTGTTATGCTTAAAAAACCACTATTTATATTTTTAGTAGCATTGTTTGAAGCTAACAAAGCTAATTTTTGAACACCAACTAAAGATTCTTTATCTGGTGTAGAAGCATCTCTTATTTCATTTACCCCAGTTACATCACGAATCATTTGAAGGTTATATTGATATATTTGTATAAGATTTGAAATATCCCTTCCTATTCCGTTTTCTAACTCTACCACAGGAACTGCATTAGTCATAGAGCCATCATCTGCTTGCCTTCTATAATATATATTACCAGTTTGGTCGTATATTTCTTGAAGTTCTAATGGACTAAAGTTTGTTCCATCTCCTTTTGATACATTTTCCATAGAGCCTAATTCAAAAGCAGCACCTTTTGGTCTGGCTTTAGCTAATAGTTGCTGTATTTTTAAATGTGCTAATTGTATTTGGTCTGCAAAAGGAATCATTCTATCTACCAAAGATTTATTTATCATTCTATAAACATTTGGTTGATATATTATATAAGATAAACTTGTTTCGGTTAAAGTTGATTTTGGCCTGGTCATATTTTTTGCTAAACCATAATCAAACATATAATCTGTGT